GCAGACATGTGCCAAAAACTAAAAGGCAACACACTTGTATTATTTCAATTTGTTGAGGGACACGGAACAGAACTACATAAGTTAGTGAGCGAGCGTGTAGGCTCCACTCGTAAAGTGTTCTTTGTATACGGAGGCACAGAAGCGGGAGAGCGAGAAGAGATACGCAAGATCGTTGAGCAGGAGTCTGACGCAGTTATAGTGGCTTCTTATGGAACATTCAGCACAGGCATCTCCATACGCAGACTCAACAATATTGTGTTTGCTTCTCCCTCAAAGTCCCGAATACGAGTATTGCAGAGCATTGGCAGGCAGTTACGAGTCTCCGAACACAAGTCCGTTGCTAGACTATTTGATATCGGGGATGACCTTTCTTGGAAATCGTGGGTAAACCACACAATGCGGCACATGGAAGAGCGTTTGAAGATTTACGAGTCTGAAGGATTCACACACAAGGTGGTAAAGATCAAGATAGGAGAAACGGCATGAGAGCCAAGAAGTCTAAACTCCGAGTCTTCAAACTGCGTAGCGGTGAAGAAATAATTTCCAAAGTAGCCGCTCGTCCTCGTGGCAAGTTCACGCTGGAACGCCCGATGAAAATCAATTACTCTGTGGTGGCTGATCCGTTCACAGGCATGAAAAAGAGTGTGTTATATTTTACAGATTGGTTGGGTGGTGCAGTAGAATTCAAAGTGGATATTCCACGAGAGTTCGTGTTGCTAGAACTCACACCTGATCCTGATATGGAAAAATTGTATGCCACCCAATCTGATGCTCAAGACACTTTCAAGGCTAGCGGTACAGGTGGAATTGAACCTGATATTGATCCTGTTGTGCCTGCACCAACAGAAGAGGAACTAAAGAAATTAGATTCCCTGTTGGAGTCTATGGGTATTCCTAAAATGGATGAGCCTATGGACAAGAAACCAGAATTTCCTGAAGACGCAAACGCTCCCAAGCCACCAAAAGGCAACAACAAGTCGCCTCTGTTTCCTCCATTCTTTCCTCCACAGCAGAAGGGAATCCTGTTCAGTTTCTCTGTTCCCAACGACATGATAAACGAATGGATAGAGAACGGTATATTTGATTACTTGAAAGACTGCATGGACGACTTCATGGATATTGAAATGATGGACTCCATGTTCAAGCCCAAGAAAAAGAAGCCGTCTGTTTCCAAGAAGCAGAAGCCGTCCAAAGGTAAAGGCGAATGGAAGCCGCCCACAGGTGAGCAAGCCAAAGACCCCCACTACGGAAACCGTTTGGGTGATTGGTCGCCATTCTTGAAAGACTATATGGACGGACTCACCGGAGAAAACCCCCAAGACGGTGCTTGACAAAGTGTGATTGTGTGATACTATTGGTAATGAAAGGACATCATGGCTAAAAAGAACGATCATTATATTGACAACAAACGCTTTTTTGAAGAGATGAAAGCGTGGAAAACGCTCGTGAAGGCAGCAGAAAAAGAAGGCAAGCCACACCCACCTGTAACCACCTATATCGGTGAGTGTTTCATGGCTATTGCTGACCGCCTGTCACGCAAGCCCAATTTTATAAACTACCCGTATCGTGAAGAGATGATATCGGATGGAATAGAAAATTGCCTGCTGTATGCGTACAACTTCAACCCACGCAAGTCCAAGAATCCGTTTTCGTATTTTACACAGATCATCTACTACGCTTTTCTTCGCCGTATATCCAAAGAGAAGAAGCAGGCGTACATCAAACTCAAGAAGATTGAGAATTCAGATATCGACTCCACTCTGAAGAAGTGGTTCCGTGAGAACTACCTGAGCGGAGAGGACAACAAGCCGTCTGTGCTTACCGAAACAGATATTCAGAACTTTGAAAAGAAGCCTGATAAGGCTGAAGCCGAAACCCCAAAGAAGACGAAGAAAAAAGTAAAGAGCAAGAAGTGAAACTCCCCATCATTACTGATACCCACTTCGGGGCACGAAACGATTCTCCGGTGTTCATGGAGTATTTCATGCGGTTCTTTGACCGTGTGTTTTTTCCGTGGGTGGAAACCCATCAGCCGTCACATATCCTACACTTGGGTGATTTTTTGGATCGTCGCAAGTTTGTGAACTTCTCTACCCTGAATGCGGTGCGTGAAGGGTTTGTGAAGCGATTGGAACGGACAGGTGCAGAGTTTCATGTGATTCTTGGCAACCACGATATCTTCTACAAGAATACCAGTAATGTGAACTCGCTTCGTGAACTGTTTTCCGACAGGTTCGTGATTCACGAGAAGCCCACGATTCAAGAATTTGACGGGCGACCGCTTGCACTCCTGCCGTGGATCAACAAGGAGAACGAAGCCGAAGCCCTAGAGTTTGTCCGTACAGCACCCACAGATATCCTGTGTGGACACCTTGAACTTCACGGATTCAATGTGCTGAAAAACACACCGTTTGACGGCGGCATGAATGCTGACTTGTTCAAGCGGTACTCTGCGGTGTACACAGGACACTTCCACTGCCGACATAGCCGTGACAATGTGCACTACTTGGGTTGCCCGTATCAGATCACCATGAATGATTACGGTGACAAGAAGGGCTTCCATGTACTAGACACCGATACAGGCGACTTGGAGTTTGTTCCCAATCCGTACACCATCTTTACTCAACTCCGCTACAACGACAAGGACGCTGATCCTGCTACTCCAATTGAAGTAGAAGAAGCACGGGTCAAAGGCAAGTTTGTGCGGGTTGTGGTGGAAACGAAAACCAAGCCGTATCTGTTTGAGAAATTTGTAGACTCCCTGTACGCTCATCAACCACAGACAGTCACGGTGATTGAAGACTTGGCTCCTGAAACCGTAGCCGAAGAAAATGTGGACTTGACAGAGGACACCATTACGATTATAAATCGTGAGATTGACGGGCTACAGAATGTGGACTCGTCACGGCTAAAGACCCTGCTGCGTGAACTGTACGCTGAAACCCAAGCACTGGAAAACACTAAACAGCAATGATTCAGTTTACAAAAATCCGATGGAAGAACCTGTTGAGCACAGGCAACACCTTTACAGAGGTGCGGTTGGACAAGTCTCCCACCACGCTGATCTGTGGCGAGAACGGTGCAGGCAAGACCACTCTGTTGGATGCCCTGACCTTTGTGCTGTACGGAAAGCCGTATCGTGGGGTGAACCTGCCACAACTCGTCAACTCCATCAACGGCAAGGACTGCCTTGTAGAGATAGAGTTCACCGTGAACGGAAATGCCTACAAGGTGACTCGTGGTTTGGCTCCCAAGGTTTTTGCAATGGAACTGAACGGCAAGACCGTAGAGCAGACTGCCAATGCCAAGGACTACCAAGCAATACTTGAAACACAAATTCTAAAGATGAACTACAAGACTTTCTGTCAGGTAGTGATTCTTGGTTCCACCAACTATGTGCCTTTCATGCGTTTGCCTGCGGGAGACAGACGAGGCATCGTGGAAAACCTGTTGGACATTGATGTGTTCTCCAAGATGAACGATGTGCTGAAGTCCCGTCTGCAAGACGCAAAGGAAACCCTGCGTGGCGTGGAAAGTGAAATCAGCACCCTGAAACTCAAGGTGGAACACAAGAAAGACTTGATCGGCAAGATTGAGCAGAAGTCTGATTCACAACTACAGTCGTATCGTTCCCAAGAGGACGAAGAGCAAGCCGCCCTTGACGAACTGCTGAAGAAGCGGGACGAGTTGCAGGCGGCTATCTCTGCTATGACTGCAAACACCGCTGCGGTTGAAGCCAAGCGTGACTCCCTGAACCAAATGGTTTCACTCCGAAAGCAGATGGGTAGCAACATCAAGAAGGCACAGGAAGAGAGCGAGTTCTACAAGCAGAACGAAGACTGCCCTGTGTGCAAGCATGACCTTCCGCAGTCTTTCCGTGACGACATGATTGCCAAGAAGACTGCTCGTCAAGACGAACTACAGACTGCCATCACCAAGATTGAAGAACTCATCTCCAAAGAAAAGGCAAATTTGGATGTGTTGGTCAAGGAGTCGCAAGCAGTATCCGCAAAGGAAACCGAAGTGGCTAAAACTGATTCAGCCATTGCTGCTTCCAAGAAATACATCAAGCAGTTGCGGGACTTGCAGACCAAGACCATAGCGGAGCGTGACAGCATTGCTGCTGAACGAACCGCACTAGAAGGCATTCAAACCAATCAGGAAGCCAAAGAGGGTGAGCGTAAGGGAATTGTGGAAGACCTACACACAATGGAGATTGCCACCGTACTGCTCAAGGACAGCGGTATCAAGCGAAAGATCATCAAGAAGTACATCCCTGCACTCAATAAAATCATCAACAAGTACTTGGTGTCTATGGACTTCTTTGCACAGTTCACCCTGAACGAAGACTTTGTGGAAATCATCAAGAGCCGCCACCGTGACGAGTTCTCATATGAAAACTTTAGTGAAGGCGAAAAGTTACGAATAGATGTGTCGCTCCTGTTGGCGTGGCGTGACATTGCCAAAATGAAGAATTCAGCCAACACCAATCTGCTTATTTTAGATGAAGTATTTGATTCGTCGCTGGACGGTGTGGGCACAGAAGAAGTAATAAAGATTCTTCAAAATATGGGTGCAGCAAACAATGTATTCGTAATTAGCCACAAATCTGACCAACTGCTTGACAAGTTTGCCAACATACTTACATTCAAGAAGGTGAACAACTTTAGTAGACTATGCACACCATGAGCAAGAAACTTTCCAAAGAACGAGTACAGCGAATCCTGAACGGTGGCGATGAGCCGCTGTTCGCCCCTGAAGACTTTGCGTCAGACGAAGCCCGTGCCAAAGCACTGGATCGGGGAATGTATTTCTACCGCCAGTCCTTCTCCCCATCAGACGCACGAAAGTGGATCAGCGAGTGGTTGGTGGGCAAGGGACGCAAGGAGGACGCAAAGATGGTGTCTCGTGCATCCAAGAGCAGCCTACGCCTTGTGTGCCCGTATTGCCGAATGGAGTCTCGCGGTTTCGTGTGGACAGACGAGCAGCAGGCTACAATTCAAAAATACATCAGCGAACTGCTGACCGAAGCCCGTTCTGCTGCACCCGAAACCGATGACACTCCCAATATTCAAGATCGGGTTCGTGCCAAGGCTGATGACACCCTTTCGGAACTAGAACCCCTGATTGACGAAGCCTTCACAGGGGCAGGCAGCAAGCGGTATAAGCCCGTTATAGCCTCTTGGATTGATTCCAAGCCCATGACCCGCCCCACAGCCATCATTGTGCGTGACAGGCTAATGGTTGCAATGGAAGAGATGCACTCTGCATATTATAAAACCGACCCTGACATTGCTGAAGGGTATTCATATTTGAAAAGACCCGCACAGAAGCGGCTGATTGAAATATTTGAAGAAGCGGTTGCCACCGCGAATGTAAAAATTAGTGGCATGGTGGCGGCTCGTAAACCCCGCAAGCCCCGTAAGGTAAATCCTGAAAAAGCGGTGAAGCGTTTAAAGTATTGCCAAAAGAGCGAAAGCGGCTTGCAGTCAGTTGATCCTCGTGGTATTATTGGTGCTCAAGGACTCGTCGTGTTCAACACCAAAAACCACAAGGCTATCGTGTTCGTTGCCGCTGAACCCAAAGCAGGGCTAGGTGTCAAGGGATCAACCATTACAGGATGGGACGAGTCCAAGTCTTATGAAAAGACGGTGCGTAAGTGGGAAGAGTGGTTGAAGAAGACGGCAGGAATGCTGAAGGCACTTGAAGACATGAAGACCACAGCACTCGTTCCAACAGGAAGGATCAACAAGCACTGCTTGTTGCTAAAGACACTATGATTCTTGTAGACAACAGCCAAGTGATTATGTCGTCCCTGTTCGCACAGCGTAACTTGGACTACACCGACGAGTCCTTGATTCGTCATATGGTGCTGAACACCTACCGCATGTATCGCAAGCGGTTCGGCAAGGAATACGGTGAACTTGTCCTGTGTCAAGAAGGGCAGGGTGGCGAGTATTCGTGGAGACGCAAGTACTTCCCACATTACAAGGCTGCTCGTCGGGAGGCTCGCAAGGACAACCCCGACATGTGGAAGCGATTCTACGAAATCATGGACACCGTTCGCACAGAGGTGCGTGAAGTGTTTCCGTACAAGAACCTATCCGTGAGAGGGTGCGAAGCCGACGATGTGATCGCGGTGCTTGCACGAAACCTGCATGAGCAGGAACCTATTCTGATTCTGAGTGGAGACAAAGACTTTGGGCAACTGCAAATCTACAATGGAGTCAAGCAGTACTCGCCCATGCAGAAGAAGTTCGTAACGGTTGACAATCCAAAGACTTTTCTTTTTGAGCATATTGTGAAAGGCGATTCTTCAGACGGTGTGCCTAATGTGCTGTCTGAAGACGATTGTTTTGTGACGGACGGCAAGCGGCAGAAGCCCGTGACCCGTAAGCGTCTTGAGGAATTGGAGCAGTCTTGGGCTGAAAGCGGCAAGGTTCCCGATGCCGTTGCAGCCAATTGGAACAGAAACGAGACACTTATCTCGCATCTGTGCATTCCGCCAGAATACCAAGAGCGTATCATGGAGGAGTGGCGTAAACCGTTTACCGCTAATCGTTCAAAGATTTTGAACTATATGATTAGCAAAGGACTCAAGAACCTCATTTCAGATATAGGAGACTTTTGATGGAAGGCAAGCCAAGTTGGGACGATTACGACCGTGCAGCAAAGAAGGCTCGTAAGAACGCAGGCAACAAGAAGCGACGGGGAAAGAAGAGTTTTGACCGACAGCAATTGCGTGATTGGGTGAATGATATCAACTACAGACGAAAGGAAGATTATGACGACTACCGCAACGAAGACTGATTCTATGAAGATCAGCAAGCGAACTCTTGATATTCTCAAGAACTTTTCTGCTATCAATCCAGGACTGTTGGTGAATGTGGGCAACACCATCACCACTCTGTCCACAGGCAAGACCATCGTAGCCGAAGCAAAGGTGGAAGAGAAGTTCACCAAGCAGTTCTCCATCTACGATCTGAACAAGTTTCTTGGCACAGTCAGTCTGTTCAAAGACCCTGATTTTTCCTTTGAGCAGAACTACATTGCCATCAAGAACGGCAAGTCAACAGTAAAGTATTATTACTGTGACGAGAAGTTGGTGCACCACACCAGCAAGAAGGTGTCCATGCCCAAGCCTGTTGTGGAATTTGATCTGTCCTCAAAGGATTTCTCTGAACTCCTGAAGGCAGCAGCAGTTCTACAGGTCAAGCACCTGTGTGTTGAACCGTCAAAGGACGGCAAGAGCATTCAGATTGTGGCTCGTGACAAGGAGGATGTAACTTCCAATGATTATTCACTGGTGGTTGCAGACTACGACGGTGGGGCAGACTTTGAGTTCATCATGGATGTGGATAATCTCAAGATCATGTCTGGCGACTACCGTGTGCAGATTTCTGAAAAGGGAATCAGCATGTTCTCCAACAAGAACGAGCCACTAACCTATTGGATTGCAAATCATTCTGATTCCAGTTACTCTGCCTGAAAGGCTTTATGAAAACAAATGAATCCGTGAAGGGGCTATGGGTTGAGCGTTATCGTCCGCAAAGCGTGGACGAGTGCATCTTGCCGCAAGACACGCAGGATGTGTTTACCCAAATGGTGCATCGGAAGGAACCACAGAATCTACTCCTTTCTGGAGGAGCAGGCTGTGGAAAGACTTCAGTTGCCAAGGCCCTGTGCAACGATCTTGGTTGTGATTGGTTGATGATTAACTGTTCGGAGGACGGTAATATTGATACCCTCCGCACCAAGATTCGTCAGTTTGCTTCTACTGTCTCCCTTACAGATGGGGCAAAGAAGGTGGTCATCCTTGACGAGTTTGACTATTCCAATGCACAGTCCACTCAACCCGCCCTTCGCGGATTCATTGAAGAGTTTGCAGGCAACTGCCGATTCATCCTGACTTGTAATTTCAAGAACAGGGTGATTGAGCCGTTGCATTCCCGATGCACCTGTATTGATTTCCGAATCCCTAGCAAGGAAAAGCCTAAACTTGCTGTCAAGTTCTTGAAGCGAGCAGAAGACATCTTGAAGCGGGAGGGAATCGAATACGATCAGAAGGTGGTGGCTCAATTGGTCGGAAAGTATTTCCCCGACTTCCGCCGAACCATCAATGAACTTCAGCGGTATTCTGCTTGCGGCAAGATTGATGTAGGTATCCTGAACTCTATTGCAGATGTTCAGGTCAAGGAACTTATGAAGTGCATGAAGGGCAAGGATTTTGCAGGAGTCCGTAAGTGGGTGGTGGAGAACCTTGACAACGACGCAACTCGTTTGTTCAGAACAGTTTACGACTCTCTGTACGAGAATCTTGAAGGCGGTTCCATTCCCCAAGCCATCCTGATTCTTGCAGACTACCAATACAAGGCAGCGTTTGCAGCAGACGCAGAGATCAATCTTGCGGCTTGCATGGTTCAACTAATGATGGAGTGCAAGTTTAAGTGAGCCACCAACTGACTGATTATTTAAAATCCATCAACGAAACCAAAGAGCCGTTGATGGATACTCCTGAGTGGGGCAAGACTTCGTATCCCCCGTTCGTGGTTGGGCGGTGTTTGTCGTATTTTCCCGACACCCTGTTCGCTGTAAATGAAATGAATACCCGTGCTCACATTGACCCCAAGATGCACTTTGACTTTCTTCGTGGAGCCGTTCGGAAGCGTAAGCGGTTCTCCAAGTGGCTGAAGCGGGAGAGTGATGAGCGGGTGCAAGCACTAATTGAATATTACGGGTTCTCTGCCAAGAAGGCTAGGGAGGCTTTGACAGTTCTATCTCCCCAACAGGTGGCTGAAATTGTGGCAGCAGTTTCCAAAGGTGGAAAAGCGTAGAGTAATAAATAGTTCCGTGTCGTAAATTTTATAGAAAGTGGAATAGGCATGGAACAAAATAACGAACGGTATATTGATCTTGAACCCAAAGACCTGCTAGAAGTCACCATTGCAAAGCCTGATGACTTCCTGAAGGTTCGTGAAACCCTGACCCGTATTGGGGTATCATCTCGCAAAGAAAAGAAGTTGTGGCAGTCCTGCCATATTCTTCACAAGCGTGGAAAGTATTATATTGTCCACTTCAAGGAAATGTTTGCACTTGATGATCTGCCCACCTCTATTGATTCTGAAGACATTGGACGGCGTAACACCATCGCGTGTCTGCTGGAGGAGTGGGGGCTGCTCAAGATCGTAAACAAGGAAAAGATTGTGGACAAGGTTCCGCTAAACAAAATAAAGATTCTCCCACATAAAGAAAAGGGAGAGTGGGAACTGTGCCCTAAATACCACATAGGACGGAGCAAACCGGGTCACAAGCCCGAATCCGAAGACTGAAAAGGAGATATTCGTAATGAGCCGACTCGTGATAAAGTTCCCAACGCGGAACCGCCCTGAAAAGTTCAAGACCGTATTCACACGCTACATGACCTTCCTGAGTGGACGGCATGATGTGCGTTTTGTTGTCAGCATGGACGCAGACGACTCTACCATGAACAACGATGCCATGCGTGAGTGGTTTGAAACTCGCAAGCGTAATGCCGATATCAAGTACTGCTACGGCAACTCCAAGAGCAAGATTGAAGCGTGTAATGCAGACTTGGAAGGCGAGGATGGAGATGTGCTCCTGCTTGCATCTGATGACATGAATCCACAGCAGATGGGCTACGATGAGATCATCTTTGCAGGATTCCGCCAGTGTTTCCCCGACTTCAGCGGAGCCATCAAGTTTTGGGACGGGTTGCGTCCAAAGGAAGACCCGCTAATGACCCTGACAGTCATGGGTTTCCCCCTGTACAAGCAGTTTGGATACATCTATAATCCTGAATACAAGTCTTTGTATTGCGATAACGAGCAGACCGAAGTATGCCACCGTCTAGGCAAACTAGCAATCGCTCCGTTCTGTATCATCCGCCACGAGTGGACACACGAGCCATTTGACACGCTCCATGCTCGTAACGAGAACCGAGACATGTACGATGTGGACAGCAAAACCTATGAGGCTCGCAAAGCCAAAAATTTTGATATGGAGGTAATGTTCAATGCCAGTGCCAGCCGATGAAATCGCAATAAGCATTCTAGTTCTGTCTATTCCCTCACGAACTGAATCTGTTACTGCTTTGATAAAGAAGTTGGAAGGGCAGTTGGGTAATCGTCGTTCTGTGGAGATTCTAGTCCTTACAGACAACCGATCACAAAGTATTTCAGAGAAGCGTAATGTTCTTCTGAAGGCTGCTCGCGGGAAATTTGTATGCTTCATGGACGACGATGATGGTATAGCAAACAACTATATTGATCTGTTGTTGACTGCCGTGAAAGACAATCCAACAGTTGATTGTATTTCTTTTGACCAATTCTGCTCTCTTGATGGTGAGCCAATGAATGTGTCTTTTGGAATTGGCAACCCCCACGGGCAGTTGTGGAGAAACGAAGAAGGACTATTGGGAGACATCAAGCGTCCACCGTATCATATGTGTTTGTGGAAGCGTGAACTCGCACAGAGCGAAGAGTTCCGTCCGATGTTTGCTGCTAACGGACAGTCGTATGGAGAGGATATTGATTGGTTGATGCGTCTGTATCCAAAGGTTCAGACTGAACACCACATCAAAGAACCCCTTCATATGTACATCTACAATTCAGACACCACTACATCGTTGGTTTCACAGGACAGAAATTGAAAGTAATTTCTTATAGCCTGTGGGGTGCTAAACCCCAATACACTATTGGTGCAATCAGAAATGCTGACGCTGCTGCGGAACTGTTTCCTGATTGGAAATGTGTCTTTTATTGTTTTTCGTCTGTGCCAAAAGAAATAATGAAAGAGTTGGAATCTCGTCCTAATGTCTTGACACGAATGGTCGGCGGGGAGTATGATACCGCAGACAGCCGTGGTATGTTTCATAGATTTTTACCAGCAGACGAAGAAGGCATAGACTACATGATGGCTCGTGATACCGATTCAAGACTTTCTCTCCGAGAAAAACTAGCAGTCCAAGATTGGATTGATAGCGGATGCGATCTTCATGTTATACGAGATCATCCATATCACGGTGTTCCTATTGTTGGGGGTATGTGGGGAATTCGCGGTGGGCGACTAAAAGGTATAGCAAAAGCAATGGAAGAATTTTCTCCCACAGTAGACAAGGGGCAAGACCAGCAATTCCTATGGAAATGGGTTTGGGAAAAGGTAGTCACGGGAGAAATTACCTGTAAGGCACACGATCCATTCTTTCAGAAAAGTCCATTCCCTGAAGGTGCTACTAGAGGAGACAGCAACAACGGAGTTTGGTTTGTCGGACAAGTGTTTGACGAAAACGACAAGTATAACAGCCAAAGCGATGTTGATATGGTGATGCAATGATCCAACAAAATCAAGTATTCATATACCAACATATGGGATTAGGAGATCATTTGATGTGCAATGGTCTTGTACGAAATCTGATCCAAGACGGAAATGAATATTTCATGTTCGTAAAACAGCATAATGTTGGATCGGTTTCCTATATGTACAGAGATATCAAAAATTTGAAGTTTTTGGTTGGGGACGACTCTGCTGCCATTACTTTCTTGAATCAAAATCAAGTCCCATTAGAGCAAATAAAATTGATAGGATTTAATTGGATAGACACCACCAATCATAATCTAGAAGAGAATTTCTATTTGCAGCATCAGATTGATCCTGTTAAAAAATGGGAGTCGTTTTATTGCCAAAGAGATAGCGAGTTGGAACAGAAAGTATACGATCATTTCAATATAAACGAAGAGTATATTTTTGTGCATGATGACTCTCGCTATCATATTGACGAGTCAAGGCTTCCAAAAAATATAAGAATCATCAGACCAGAGATAGGATTGGTTGACAGCATCTTTTGTTATGCTAAACTGATTGAACAGGCAAAAGAACTGCACCTGATGGAAAGTTGCTTTGGATGGATGGCAGAACTTATGAAACTAAATTCTGAACTGTATATGCACCGTTACTCTAGAAATCCTTCAAAGTTTGAAACCCCTCACTATAGAAATGTAAAGGAAATCTACACATGAGAGCAGCAATTCTAGAAAAGATAAATCACCCCCTCGCAATTCGTGATGTGGAACTAACCCCGCTAAAGGTTGGGCAGGTAAAGGTGAAGATTTTGGTGAGTGGTTTGTGTGGTGCACAACTACAAGAAATTGCTGGGCTAAAGGGGAATGAAAAATTTCTTCCGCACTTGCTAGGGCACGAAGGGTGTGGTATAGTAGAGGCTGTTGGTGATGGAGTGACTCGTGTAAAGGTAGGAGACAAGGTTGTTATGCACTGGAGAGTTGGTGCAGGAATAGAGTCCCC